CAAGAAATCATTCATAAGCGTTCAGGGCAACAGCAATGATATAGATTTGTTACAGCAGGGATCAGGATCACACTACGTTGAGATAGCAGTCGGCAGTGATCAAACTGTTGATATAACACAAGACGGATCAGGCAATCACAATGCATCAATATCAATGAGCGGATACGATGCAGGACTTGATCTTACACAAGACAGTTCAACAGGTCAAACATATTCACTGGATCAAACCTGTTTGAACGCAAATGGGTGTGGAACAACCACACTGTTACAACAATAGAGCAGAGAGGGTAAAAACAATGAAAGACAACCTAGTAGCATTCGGACTATTGCTCGCGGCAGTGGTGTCGTGGGTATGGGTAACCACAGCACAAGCAAGTGAAAGCAATCAGGCAATGAAGTGGTGCTTGGAGCAAACTGGATACAAGGTAGAAAACTTTGACACGTTTGACTTCCGCAAGGCCGCAAAGTGTCATTCAGACTATCGTGTGGGTGTAATGAGAGCGGAGTACGCAGAACTACGTGACTTCCTAAAGCACAATCCACGCTATAGATTCCCAGGACAGAGCAACAATCGTTGCTGGGGCAAGCCAAGAGAAATGCCATTTGAAAGTGCTTATATTGAACGCACAGGTGATGGCTTTAGAGCAGGTGTAAGTTACAAGGATACTATGCCAGCAGGCTGTTTTGAAACTGCACCTTGGGATAATCGTGATGCTAGAAACAACTAAATTCTGGATAATTGTATTAGTAGTCTTTATAGTTTTAAACCATTTAGCATGGATAGAACGTGTGGAATGGTTACGCAGTTTACACTAAATATATACAACAAAAAGGAGTTGCTATGACTGAAAAAGTACTTAATGTTAAAAAAGTAGACAGGGTTGAAGACGAAAATTGGGTTGCTTCAAAAAGCGAGCGAAAAGCCGTAGAAGCAGGCAAGGCTCCTGCTCCTGAAGCAGGTGTTGATCCTAAGGTCGAATGGGAAGATAAGAACAGAGAAGAAGCAGTTGATTCTGATCTAGAAAAACCTGTTCACGCAGTTGCTACAAGTAAAAATAGACAATAGTAGGTTGTGATATGCAGGCTTTGATCTAAAGTCTGCAACAACCAAAATTCCCGCTTACTTTCCACGATATTGTATTTGTGCTTCACATAACTTTTAACAAAGTCAATGTGCCAATGTGCTATGTGATCAAGTAAACCTAGTAAAATTGCAAAATGCAAATCTACAAAAAATAAACTTACTAAAAATGTGAGTATCGAATGATGTAGATAGTGAAGTTGTGCCGCCCGATTTAGATAAAACTGTTTCACTGACCTTGATACAAAATATCTTTGTAAAGCAAGATCAGCGACTGTATGTTTAATACAGTATAAGAAAAACAGTTCCATCAATGTAATTACCCTCGCTCTTAGGGGACAATATTATTTACTGGCTTTTGGAAAAAAATTAACCATACAGTTTAAAAAAGTGGTTGACACTAGTGTCAAAGGTGTTATACTATGCATATAGTTAGAAAACGCAGAAGAGGTCAACTGCATGTCATTTTACACTTACACTAAAGATCCAATCGGATGCTTCGTAGAAAAGGATACTGGAAACTATTTTGAGTATTCCAAAAACGATGATGTCGAATGGGCGGAGAATTATCCACACAAAATTTGGGTAGGTGGAGAAGGCGTGTGTGGTATGCGTGGATGGCGTCATGGCAAGGTTAAAAAGACTGTGGCGTACATAATCACAGATGAGGATGAAAATGGACCTGTTTTGGAACGTTGGTTTTTGAAGTCAAATAAGGAGTATATCTAATTTTATTCTGCCCGTAGTTCAGTTGGATTAGAACAACGGTCTTCTAAACCGTAGGTCGCAGGTTCGAGTCCTGCCGGGCAGGCCAAATCGCAGTACACGAAAGTACTGCAAATATGGAAAGATCTGGGGATCCGTGAGCGTAGTTTGTATGGGACTCCGTGTTCATAATGAGCCAGATCACTAAGTAGGCGGGATGGGGGCCGTACTTGGATCAAATAACTTGACAACATGCTAAATATGCGTATATAATATATTATGCCTACAAAATACGAAAATTGGACAGCCAGCGATGCAATAGACAAAAGTCTACTAGATAATGATATTCACTATCTTAGTGGTGATATTTCTAATGACAATGTTAGTGAATGTATTAAATGGATTCTTTCAGCAAACCTACAGAAGAAACCAAAACGCACACTTAAATTATACATCAACACATATGGCGGAGATCTATATGAAGCCTTTGCTCTTATAGATGTTATGAAGAACAGTTATCACAATATTTCTACTGTAGGTATTGGTGCTGTTATGAGTGCTGGATTTTTAATTTTTGCCAGTGGAAAACAAGGAGAACGTTACATTGGTAAAAATGCAGGTAGCATGAATCATCAACATAGTGATTCAATGGAATCTAAAATGCACGACATGAGAGCACAGATGAAAGAAAATCAAAACTGTGAACTTAGATGCTTAAATATTTTAAAGGATGCTACGGGTATGACAATACAAAAAGTTCGCAATGAATTCATCAAAAACCCAAGCGACCAATACTACACCGCTAAACAGATGATTGATCTTGGTGTAGCAGATCATATATTATAGGAGGCCAGTGTGCTTAGAAAAATTCAAAATGGTGAAGAGCATTTGATTGCAAATGATCCCGTTAGACCACATATCCCATTTCATCAGCGTATAGGTGCCGGCAAGGATATATTTGTACTAGATGACGATGCTGGTAAAGTTCGTGCTGTTATTTGTGTAGCCTACTGTGATGAAGTTCCAACTAATGAACGTGACATGGAGTTATGGTCACAACAAGCAGTACAAGATGGTCAACACGGTCGTGTTGCTGTGTTTTACACGGTATGGAGTTATGACAAAGGTGCTGGTAGACAAATTGTAAACGAAGTTTTTGATTTGCTAAAAAAAGAAACACCTTGCGAACGTTTTGTTACACTGTCGCCATTAACAGAAATGGCACGTAAGTTTCATATTAGCAACGGTGCTAAATTTTTGGCCAAGCATCTCGATTGTCAAAATTTTGAATATGCAGATAGTTAAATATATCAAAGGAGTATACTATGCCAATTAGATCATTTGCTTGTGAAGAATGCGAAATGGAATGGGATCAACTTATTGGTATGAATGAGTCAGTTGATACTTGTCCTAATTGCGGAACACAAAAAGTTAAAACACAAATCACTGCCGCGCCTAATTTAAGAATGGCCGATGAAGAATGGAACCCTAGAGATAAAAAATGGGAAACTAAAAAAGGTATAACAGATCGTCATGCTACACAGATGGACGTAGGATATAAGCCAATTGAAAGCAGTCGGATTAAAGAGTTTGACAATGTTTATCCAACAGCAGTGTATGGCGAATACGAAAAAAGTGTTAGTGTAATACAAAAAGTAGATTACGATCCTAAAGAAATCAAAAAGAAAACAAAAGAGTGGATTAAGAAGCAAGAGGGCAAAGGTGCCACAGTCAGCGTCAAAAAGAAATAATTATAGTCATGCTACTTCAAGAACTTACAGAACCAGTTGATCGTACAGAACTAGATTCTGCACTAGATTCTTTTACAACATTTCTCTCAAGTGGAGAACCTATTAGCAGAAAAGACATTGCAAAGCAATTACACAATACACTAAAGCGTTATGGCGTAGCAGAAGTTGGTGTTGAAGTAAGTGATAAAGTAGAAAGCGGTGATATGAATATGAATGCCGCATATGATCCGTTTGATGACGAGGACGAACTAGACCCTTTTTATATTGACTTGATTTTTAGTGAAAAAGACAAAACGCTAGAGTTTACGCCTGACGGTGTAAAAAATATCAAAGACAGAATCATTGATGCACTAGAACACGAAATGATTCATATGAAACAGTATCGTTCACGCAACTTTGTGAAACAAAGAAAATATAAAACTAAATCAACAGAACCTGATGTAAAACGTGCAAAAGAATATCTAGGTAATGATGACGAGATCGAAGCATTTGCTAAAAATATTTCAAGTGAACTACTAAGAGCAAAAGGTAAGGACGGAGCAATGGCTCTATTAAGGAATGCAAATTCATCTTCAGGTCTCAAAGACGAGATGGGATACCTACTTTCACCTAACCTATTAGGTTATCTTGCTATGTGGGGATTCAACACGCAACACCCTGTGATAAAAAAGTTGCTCAAAAAAATATTTTTTTACATACAAAACGCTTGACAAATACCACATTCGGTAGTATATTATAAACATAGTTAGATACGAGAGGACGAACAAGTGTTCAACTATTACAACGTTTTTCTAAGCGGCAAATTTGTCGGTACATTTAAAGATTTTTCTCAAGAGGGAGCAATAGATCAAGCATACATGAAGTTCGGTAGTGCCAGTAGGTACACCGGAGCAGGACGTAACAGTTTTACTGCTATACCAGTCTAAGTTTAAAGGCAGGGTAGTTTAACGGTAAAACAGCGGGTTTATACTCCGTAGCAACAGATAATTGGCTAATCTCGGTTCGAATCCGGGTCCTGCTACCAGAATTGGAATAGGCGAGCGTGATGGAATTGGTAGACATAACGGACTTAAAATCCGTAGGCTGTAATGGCCGTGGGGGTTCGAGTCCCCCCGCTCGTACCAAAACGATAAAAGTATTGACCGACCTTGCTATCAAGAACACTGGTGCAGGGTCTACAGGGAGGACGAAGTTTAAATTAGCGGCGGCAGTTGTATATAAAAATAATATTATTGCAACTGGTGTTAACAGTTATAAAACACATCCGCTAATGTCTAATAACTGGTATAAAGAAGGTCAATACTTTTTACACGCAGAAGTTGATGCAATTAAAAATGCATTAAAACTTATTAGCGTGGAACAACTTACCAAGTGTGAGTTGTATATTGTAAGGGTAAAGCGTCCTGGGTCAAATTCGAAAGAATGGATTCATGGATTAGCAAAACCTTGCAAAGGATGTGAAAAACTTATTGCCAGTTTTGGTATTAACAAAGTTTTTTACACAGTTGATTGAGGAGCGGAAGTAACGCGGTTAAGCCTACAACCTCATTAAAATTAAGACGTAGGTGGGAAATAAAGGCGCCCTCACAAGAAAGACCTAATTTGTAGGAGTGGTATAATGGCATTACGTTGGGCTCCAAACCCAAAAATTGAGGTTCGATTCCTTGCTCCTATGCCAATTTCGGTTGACAACTTTTTTAATGATGTTATTATATATGAATACTAAGGAGATTAACATGTCAACAATTAATGAACAAGCAGAAAATTTAGCACGTATGAGCAATGAAGAACGTGAACAGTTTGTTGAATCGCTAGTCAACACTTATCCTAATCTGGCTGAAACAGTTATGAGCAATATAGGATTTGCATTGATGGATAAGGATATTAGCGATGATCATCAATCATGAACCTTTATTCGATAGAGACAAAATAATTGAGCACTACACCGAACAAGACGGAGTTCCTGTCTCATACGTTTGCACTAGTGATCTCCGTGCTAGTGACTGTCCTGTTGATGTCTATTACAGAGATACAGCACACCCTAAGTTTGGTAATAGGTACTTTGGTTTATATTTTGATACGCTACGAGACCACATGATGATTTGCAATGCTGATCTAGTCGAAGAACTAGAGTTTGGCATGGTCAATGACGGTAGTGTGTGGCATTACAGTCAAAGCCATCATGATTATAAAAGTTTTCCTAATGGTTCTATGATTGATGGCGGTCGAGTATATGTTCGTAGTAGCAGTGACGTTATTGTTATGCGAGTAGTTGACGGTAAGTTTTTCGCGGCGGATACGCAAAGTTTAATTAAACAAGGCGATATAGAATACGTTTATCCTGGAGGAGATTGTCAGGTATGAAATTAAAAGATTTTAAAATGCTAGAAACAGAAATGCCTAAAGGAGTACAGGCTATTCTCGATTTTGGCGAGTACGAATTAAGCATTGTACAGAACGAAAGTTCATATGGTAACAAACAAGGTTTGTATGAAATTGCTGTGTTCAAAGATAATGGCCAAGTCGAGTTACCTGGTATTACTGCTGAAGGTGATACTGTTAAAGGGTATCTCACAGAAGAAGATGTAAACATGATACTAAAGAAAATGTATTTGTTTACAGGAAATACTCCACAGCAGATATAGGAGTTATGTATGAAATTGCCACCAGAACAGGGTATCGTGCCAGATGCTTGGGTGATCATTGAAGTCAATCACAATGGCGAGCAGTTCCAAAAGGTTTTGTCAGGCTGGAGTGGCAGTTATTTGTATGGTGACAGTTGGCGTTTGAGCAGTACTATCAAAGAACTTAAAATTGATAATAATAGTGATTGTGCTGAAGTGAAAACTGAAAGTGGATCTAATTATGTGCTGTTTAGAAGTCGTCAAGGATTGCGTATGGCTAATGCTGGTGTTTGGAATGAACTTAAAGAACGCTATGATGACATGGTAAGGATTGTAGAACTGTGATAACCTATAGCACCAACTGGATGGGTCCAATCAACGAGAACTGGATTGCTAAACATGGAGAAGGCTGGAGTGCTGGTCGCATTGACATTCGTGACGATACTAAAGAAGGATATGCCGGATGGGACGAATACAGTGTTGCACCAATGCACGGGGAAGACTGGAATGCACTCAGCGACTACCTGTGGGACTTGACAACAGAAGAACTGTTACCGTATAATAAACTTATTGAGCAGTTCGAAGCACACTATGGAAAACGGATAAGGTGGGCAGATGACACTACCAATTGAAAGAACAAACGCAGTATTAAACGTAGAACGATTCCTAATGGACTTGCGAGATCCTAAAAAGTATCCACGGGTGCCAAGTGAAGTCCGAAAGCAGGCAAGTAGCCTACTCAAGCATTATCCTCGCAAGTTTGATATGATGGATCCTGCAGAAAGTTTTGAAGCCATCAAGGAGTGGAGTTATGAGCGATAAGTGGGCAATTAAGATACGGATGGGTGACGGTGATTGGATCTATGTTACCGAACAAACGGATAACTGCTGGGATCTAATGCCCGAACTATACGAAACCTTTGAACAGGCAGAACAGGCCGCATCCGTGTGGCGCCTCAAGGGCAAGGAAATGAACGTGAAGGTTGTGAAATATGAAAATTAAGATTGGACCCTACCCTAACAGAGCAATCTGTAATTTACATACAAACTATATGAATAAAAAGTATGGATATGTAGATTGGCCTGAATACAAACAAAAAGGTTTAAGAGTCAAAGCACAACCTTTTGCAGAAGCGTGGCGTGAACAAGCAGAGGATATTATACAATCAATTTATAACTTCACTATCAATCTATTCCTTGACAGGAGAGTGCAAAAGATAAAGATACATATTGATCGTTGGGATACCTGGAGTATGGATCATACCCTTGCTTATATTGTTTTGCCCATGCTCAAACAACTTAAAGAAACCAAACACGGTGCTCCATATGTAGATCCAGATGATTGCCCAAAGGATCTTCGTCCAAAAGAACAAGATGAGTATGGTACTGATGATACCCATTTTGCACGTTGGGATTGGGTATTGGACGAAATGATATATGCGTTCGATTGTAAAGCAAACAAAGACGATGTATATATGCGTTTTGATATAAAGACAGAAAGAGACGCAATGGAAGCAGAACAGAAAAGAATTAGTAACGGTTTCCGGCTATTTGGAAAATACTATGAAAGTTTATGGGACTAATAAATGTGGAAATATTGGTGTAAAGCAATAGGGAGTAAAGCATATGAAGATGACAATAAGGCTGACAGAGTTGCAATTATTCGTACTGGGTGGGTGGTGTTGCACATTCTTACTTGCCTTGCTATTATCTTAAACGCAATAGCAAATCATGGTTGGGGATTAATAGGAGTATAAAATGTCAGAATATCCGAAAAAGACAGGTGAAAACAGTTGGACTATTCAAGTTCGACAAGACGGTAAAACAAAAGAATTGTTTATTGAGTTGCCACCAGAAGCCCTTGCACAAGTAGGTTGGGATATAGGTGATGATCTAATCTGGGAAGAACTAGATAGCAATAGATGGTCTTTAAAGAAGAAAGACCGATAAATATCTACATGAGATTAGTATTTAGAACCAAGTCAGGACCAGTAGAAACTACAGGTGAAATAACCAAAAGATACAAAGTTGTATCTAATAATTCTACACAAGATGTTGATGTACAGCAATTTTGGACTTGGTTAAAGTACGAATTTCCCCATCTAGATCAAAACAAAGAACAAAAAGTATTTGGAGCCAATCTTCTTGATTTTAACAAGATTTATAAACAATGGCAAACAAAATTCACTTTTGAGTCATAAACCACTTTCTAACCGGTTGCTTTTCTGATAAAACATATATATAATTTGTAAAAGTTATTAACGGAGAAAAATATGAGCGATGTACCTGGTTTCTTAAAAACTAGTCGTAAGAAAAAGAAAGTTGTTGCTAGACGCACCAAAGGTTCTGAGCCTGACTACAATGACGTAGATAAACTAGAAGGTAAGGCTTATGGTGACTTTAAAAGTGCGGCCATGGAACATTATAGACTAGAATATAAGAGTTCAGACTATAAACAGTACACTATTGACTATATAGAGAAAGTTGCATATGGTGATTGGAAAGATCACTTATCTGTAATTAAAAAGAATCCTGACAGCAGTTTTGGGTGTACATTAGGTGGACTTTGCAGAATGCGAACTAGAGGACTTGCTGATAGCAACGAAGAATACAACAAGTATTGGGAAAATCTTCCAGGTACTATGGGTACTCCTAAACCTATAAGCGAATTTATTAATAAAACTTTACACGAACTAAAAGCATCTGGCGAAAAGATTGTAGAAGAAAAAGAAGAAGAAAAGAAAGAAGAAGAAAAGAAAAGCAAACATATTCCTACTATCCAAGAACGTATTAACGCGGCTATACCTGCTATGATTGATCCGTTTGAAAAAAGTATTGATGAGTTTTTAGTAGGTACTCGTACAGACTTTAGAGATATAAAAGCATTAACATTTTTTAGACAATTAGAAGTTAAACAACCACATGCTAAAATTATTGCTGATTTATATGAACCGGCATTAGTAGAAATGCGTGAACTCATAAATCCACCAGTTGCTAAAACAGATCATGAAAAAGATTGGGCACAGCAACTCAAAGATGGATATAGTCATTACAGTAAAAAACAAATTAAACAATTATATGAATTTTATGCTTCTATTATTACTGCCTGTGAAGGTATTATTGCAGAACGCAAAGCAAATAGAAAGCCACGCAAACTAAGCAAAAAGGCACCAGAACAAGTAGTAGCCAAATTGAAGTATAAAGTAGTTGATGAAACTTACGGAGCAAGTGTCGAAGCACATAAGTTTATTTCGGCAAATATGCTTGTAATTTTTAATTGCAAAAATCGTAAGTTGGGCGTATACTATACGAGTAATGAAGATCCTTTACAGCAAAAAAGAGATGGTACAGGACTTTATTTGAAGGGACAAACTTTACAAAGGTACGATGAAGAAAAATCGGTTTGGAAAGTATTGCGTAAGCCTCAACAACAACTTGAGGAAGTGCGTAACCTAAACACAAAACGTAAATTTGAAAACTGGTGGGAGACTGTTACTACTACGCCAACTAAAATGAATGGCAGACTCAACCCAGAAACATTATTGATAGGAGTATATTAATGAGCAATCTAGTACCTATGGTGGTTGAAAAATCACATGACGGTGAAAGAGCATATGACATTTTTAGTCGTTTGCTTAAAGAACGTATCGTTTTTCTAAACGGTCCGGTGCACGATGGAGTTGCACACAGTCTAACAGCACAGTTAATTTTGTTAGAATCAGATAGTGGATCAAAGCCAATTCACTTTTATATTAACTCACCAGGAGGTGTAGTAAGTTCAGGTATGGCTATCTATGATACCATGCAGTACATCAAATCTCCCGTGTACACGTATGTAATGGGTCAGGCTTGCTCAATGGGTTCATTATTAGCACAAGCAGGAGAGCCAGGCAAACGTTTTATGTTACCACACGCAAGACACATGATTCACCAACCAAGTGGTGGTGCTAGTGGACAAGCAACTGATATTCAAATTCACGCAGAAGAAATTATCAAGTTGAAAAAAGAATTAACTAACGTATACGTTCAGCATAACAGCAAAGGCAAAACCTTTGAAGAATTAAGCAATGATATGGAACGTGATAAGTTTATGACTGCTCAAGAAGCATTAGACTATGGACTAATTGATGAAATCTTTAAAAGGAGAGATTAATGGAACCAGTAGATCCAAGTCGTAAACATTTTTACATTAGTATTGTAAAGAGTGGTTTACGTATTGCAGGTTGTGTAGCAGTATTACTAGGTGCAAACATTATGTGGTTACCTGGAGCACTTTTAGCCGCAGAAATTCTAGGTATTGCGGAAGAACTATAATGCCTGTAGCAACCTTTGACAAACCAATCGATAATATTAGGGTTTCGCAATTAGATATTAAAAAGGGCGAGTTCCCTGGCGAGTGGGTCAAAGGTGGACCTATACAAAATTTTAGCAGTGATGGTATAGATGATCGTGCTAGTCGTATTTCTTTAACTGTTGTTGATGATACAATAATAGTTGACAACATCAAAACAAAATCTATTAATAGTGATATTGATGTTACAGGAAATGCTAATTTTAAAAAGAATGTTTTTGTTGCTGGCAAACTCGAAGTAGACGAACTTATTACAAAACAATTAATTGCTGACGAAACTACTGAACGTCAGTATGTAGAGTTTAGTCATAAGAACAAACGTCAAACAAGTGTAGGCACAGGATTTATTTGGACACATCCTAAACAGTATACAAAACAATTTGTATATCTTAATAAACCTGACAGATTCTACAGCACAGAACCTATCGAATTACACAAAGACAAGTCCTTTATGATAGGACAACAAGATGTGCTTACACAATCAACACTAGGTTCTAGTGTTGTTAAAAGTAGTTTACAACAGGTAGGTCAACTTAAAAATCTCAAAGTAAGTGGCCGAGTTGAAATAGGCGAGCATATATTCTTTGATCCTAACTTAGATAGACTAGGATTAGGAACAGACAAGCCTGCAGGCGATCTTGCTATTTTTAACTTTGCATTTGATACTAACTTTATAGTTGATGCTGACGAAGGTATTATTAAACTAGGTGCTTATAACAATAAAAGTGTTGGTTTAATTACAGATGACCAAGTACGTTTAAGCATAGACCCAAGCGGTAACATTACTATAGGTAACGAAGGCAACAATGATGCAGTTCATCATATATACGGAAAAGTTGGAATAGGCATCAAAAACCCACAACACAGTTTAGATGCTGTAGGCAACATCAAGTTTCAAAACAGGGTGTTTACTGTTGCTGATCGTCCACCACTAAAAGGCAGTTGGAACAAGGGCGATACTGTATGGAATAAAAGTCCTAAAGAAGATGCTCCTGTAGGATGGATTTGCACTGCTGGTGGTAATCCAGGTCAGTGGAACAGTTTCGGTTTTATCGGCAAGCCGTATTAACTATCAACTTTATAACTTCCTGAAAAATAATAAATATTGGTATGAAGAACGTAATCTTTTTAAAGAAGGATATTCCTAACCGTATTAAAAAAGAGGTTCGATATTGGAACCTCTTTGCTAAATTCGCACCTTTTGCATTTGCTGGGGCAGGGTTTGTTTGTTATAAAATGAATATGGTGAACTTTAATGACATCTTAGTTATTGCTGGTATTCTATTTGCTATAACTGCTATTTCGTGGTGGTTCTGGACAATAAACACTATCGGTCATATTTCAGATAGGGTACACAAAGCAGAAGATGGAATACAGGACGTTCTAACAGATCTCAAAGTTATACGCCAACTTTTTCAAGACATCAAAGATAATCGTAAGTAAATACTGCTATGAGCAAGTATATCACAGTCATCGGTAATGGTGAAAGTAGAAGCGGGTTTGACCTCTATTCACTAGAATGGTTAGGAGAGTCTATTGGAACTAATGCTGTGCATAGAGATTTTATACCCAACTATCTAGTTTGTTGTGATCGTAGAATGGTTAGCGAAGCAGTAAACAACAATTATAAAAATCCATTATACACTAGACCAGATTGGCGTAAGAATTTTAGTTATTGGCAAAATGTAAGAGAGTTGCCGGAACTACCGTATAAAGGTGACAAAAGAATAGATGATCCTTTCCAATGGGGCAGTGGTGGACATGCACTTAATTTGGCTTGTACAATGGATCCGAAGTTTGTAGTAATGCTAGGTTTTGATTTGTACAGCACTGATAAACTATTCAATAACATATACAAAAGCACTGAAAACTATAACGATAATACTAAACCAGCAACAGATCCTTCCTATTGGATATATCAAACTGCAAAATTATTTGAACTATATCCAAACATCAAGTTCTTACAAATACAGCCAGACGATTGGCAACCACCTGAAGAATGGGATCAGTTTGATAATTTTTTTATCGATAATTACGAAAATTTCAAAAAACTAATTGACAAATCTAAATAATCTGTTATACTAATATAATATTAAGGATATAACATGAATAATATTATAGAGTTTCCAGGTAATACAGTAACACCTGAACAAAAAAGTCAGGAGATTACACAACAAATATCTACTGAACTAGTAAAGATAATGGACGGTAATGGAATCAACATACAGTCAGAAAATTTTGTGGTTGATAGTGTTGGACTAATTAAGATAGTACAAGCAGTAGTTGATAGCCAATTAGGATTAAAAAATAATTTATCACAAGGTATTAGAGATCTTGGACAGAAACTTATCAACGGGAACAAATAACAGGAGCAACAATGGCAAGGCATTTAAGTACAAAACATTATGGACACAACATTGGTCTTTCGGCAGTCTTTAGACAACCCAATGCAGATCATTCACACTGTCACTTACTACACGGTTACAGTCTAGCATTTACATTTACATTTGGTTGTGATGAACTAGACAACAAGAACTGGGCAGTAGACTTTGGAGGACTAAAACCTTTGAAGGCTTGGCTTGAAGACAGTTTTGATCACAAAGTTGTAGTTGATTCAGCAGATCCAGAGATGCGAACTATGCGTGATCTTGAAAGAAAAGGACTAGCAGAGATTCGTGTGTTTGACGGTGTTGGTGCAGAGAAGTTTGCAGAACATGCATTTAATTTTGCAGACAAACTAATTAGAGAAAAAACAGATAATCGTTGTTATTGCGTTAAAGTAGAATGTGCAGAACACGGTGCAAACTCAGCAATCTATGAGGTTTAATCCTCGTGGCAAAGATAGACAAATCAAAATACACTAAAGCCGAGTGGGCAAGAATACGTCAGGAACGTAGAAATGCCAAGATTCAGAAAAGTGTTAACTTCAAAGAATACGAACAACTTCGTGCAAAGAAGATTGCAGAAAATCCAGGCATTAACAATTATGTAATGTGCTTGAAACATGGTACAAAGTATAGTGCTGATTATGTTAACATTCTATACAACATGGTAAAAAGAAATCTTAGCATTCCGTTTACTATGGTGTGTCTAACCGATGATAGAGCAGGATTAAATCCCGATATCCAGTGTATTGATTTACCTAAAAACTTAACAGGTTGGTGGTGCAAGCCTTATATGTATAATAGCAATCTACCTTTACCTGATGATTGTACTATTTTATATATAGACCTTGACGTTGTTATTTCAGGTAAACTAGATAAACTGTTTACATATCAACCAGGTGAGTGGTGTGTAATTAGAGACTTTACTCGTGCAATGCAACCTAAATGGGAAAAGTATAACAGTTCTGTAATTAGATTTAGAAAAGGTCAACTTCATGATGTGTGGAAACGTTTTAATGATGATCCACAAAAAGTTATAGGTAGCCATTTTGGAGATCAAGACTGGTTATGGACAGCCGCAAGAGGAACAGCAAAACTTTGGCCTGACGAATGGATTAGAAGTTATAAATGGGAAATAAGAAAAGATAGACAACTATCAGCAGGACAAAAAGGTGAGCGTAAATTTATTCATAAAGAAAACGTCGAACCTGACGAAAACTGTTGCATTGCAGTATTTCATGGAGATCCCAATCCTCACAACTGTAATGACTCATGGGTAGTAAATAACTGGAAGTAATATGCAAAGTCAAATTCATAATGTATTCCCAACTCTAGTAATGGAGTTCAATTTGAATGCAGATGTAGATACTAAACTTCTACAAAATGTATTGCTTAAAGAACAAACTAAACCTCACCCTTTACTAGTTAATGCACAGAGTTCATACTTTGCCGGTAATCACAATATACTTGATATCGATCATCCTCTAGTAAAACGTTTAAAAGATTGTTTTACAAACTGTGTAAATGCTTATATTGAAACAGCAGGACTAACGCAATGTGTGATATCAAACAGTTGGATGAGTATTATGGACAAGGATAGCACATTGGTCCCGCACAGACATGAAAACAGTGTAATCAGCGGTGCTTATTATCCAAAAGTACCTGACAATAGCGTTGGACTTAAATTTTTTAATCCAACTAAAATTTATAAGATGTGTGAAACACATCAAGAAACTACAATGTACAATGCTGACAATGGTGAATTTCCTGCTAAGGAAGGAGTATTATATCTTTTTCCTAGTTGGTTAGAGCATGGAAGCGAAACTAACCAAACCGAAAACCGTATGGTCATAAGTTTTAATACATTAAATATACGTGGAATGGAACAATGAGTATAGCAGAATCATATATTAGAGAATACCCAAACGCATTTTCAAAAGAGTATTGCAATAAAGTTATCAATCGTTTTGAAGAAATGTGCAAACAAAAACAAACCTCAGACTACGATGGTAGTATCAAATATAATCAAGACACAAGAGTAGTTTATGATTGGGCACCACATCATAACATGTTCTATCATGATCCGGAACTTGTTGAAGAATTTTATAAAGTTGTAGGAGAACACTACTACAAAAAATACATACCCGAATTTACTGTACTAAAAGACAGCATGGTTAAACACTCTCCTAAAGGAATGAGTGTACAACGAAACGGTCCTAAAGAAGCATATCATATTTGGCACATTGAAAACAATAGTATTTCTGCAGGTAATCGTGTTGCTGTTTATATGCTGTATCTTAACACAGTTAAAGAAGGCGGCGAAACAGAATTTTTATATCAAGGAATGAAAACAAAACCTGTAGCAGGTAAACTAGTATTCTTTCCTGCAACATGGCAACACCCCCACAGAGGCAACCCAATTTATGATGGTTACAAATATATCATCACTGGTTGGTTTACTTACGACGAGTAATGTATAAATGGTATATAGATTTATATTCGACGTCGACGGTACTCTCACACCAAGCAGACAAAAAATAGATCCTAAATTCCACGATTGGTTTTTAAATTTTACAAAAGAAAACTATGTTTATCTTGTCACAGGTAGTGACTATCCTAAAACAGTAGAACAACTAGGTAAAAAACTTTGTGAAAGTGTAGAACGTGTATATAATTGTTCGGGCAGTGATGTTTACGAACATGGTAAAAATATCTACACAACAGATTGGACGTTGCCTGATGATGCACGTAAATGGTTAAACATTAAATTAGATGAAAGCCGTTTTGTTTTAAGAACAGGATTACATATTGAGGAACGTCCTGGCATGGTTAATTTTAGTATAGTTGGACGTAATGCTACACTGGGCGAACGCAAGTTTTATGTAAAATATGATCAAGAACATAACGAACGAAACAAACTAGCAAAACAATTTAATAAAGAATTTCCAAATCTACAAGCAGTAGTGGGTGGTGAAACAGGATTAGATATTTTTGAAAAAGGCAACGATAAAAGCCAAATCATCAAAGACTTTGATCCGCACAATGATATTTTACAGTTTTTTGGAGATAAAACTAATCCAAAAGGAAATGATTATCCATTGAAGAAAGTTATACTTGACAAGGATCTTGGCTTCTGTTATAATATAAAGAACTATAAGGATACTTGGAAAATATTAAAAGATGAATTCTCAAACCCAGACTAATCGTATAGGCTTTGCATGTAAGTACATGCACCCTGATCAAACACAAAAGAAAAAGTTACTAGAAGAAATACAACGTCCGCTTAACACACGAAGCACAACTGTTGCTTGGCTTAACAGGCAGACTAAGGAAGTTGCTGAACAAAGACTTTGGGACATTATGGTTCATAACATACAGTCGTTTATGAACCTTATTAATTACGTAGGAGGTTTACCTAATGAACTTAGAATGGTTAGACTCGGAAGTGATGTACTTCCTGTATACACTGAGCCTACTTGGTGCTATTTTTGGAAGTTACCTGACGTGGTCAATTATTGCGAGTCGAACTTCGCTAACGTCGGCAAACGTGCTAAAGCGTTGGACGTACGGTTGTCTATGCATCCTGGGCAGTTTACTGTTCTGGCTAGCGATAACGATGATATCGTAAATAGAAGTATAGAGGAGTTTGAATATCATGTGGATGTCATCAGGTGGATGGGATACGGTCGCACATATCAAGACTTTAAATGCAATGTACACATATCGGGTAGAAAAGGTCCACAAGGCATCAAAGACGCCCTCAAGAGACTCTCGCCCGAAGCAAGAAACACTATCACGATCGAAAACGACGAAATGTCCTGGGGCATCGACGCAAGCCTCGAACTTGCAAAAGACCTCGCTCTCGTTCTTGACATACACCATCACTGGGTCAATAGTGGAGAATACATTCAACCCACCGACGATAGATTTGCTCGCATAGTAGATAGTTGGCGTGGTGTTCGTCCTGTCATACACTACTCCGTATCACGTGAAGACTTACTTGTAGACTTTCCTACAGATGTTAAGCCTGACATGACAACACTATTAGAAACAGGGTATAAGAAGCAAAAACTACGTGCTCACAGTGATTTTATGTGGAATAATGCAGTTAATGACTGGGCATTAAGTTTTTGGGACTATGCAGATATAATGGTAGAAAGCAAGGCAAAAAATTTGGCTAGTGCTAATCTGCATAAATATCTACATGAAAATAACGGAACTAACACAAACAAGTTGTCCGAGAACAAAAGCGAAGCAGTGCTGGTGTGAAAGTGTTAATGCACTCACAGAAGCAAACGAAACTGTTTATGCTGTTGTATCAGAACTAATCCACACAGATAAAGTAAAAGGTCAAATACTGTTTATGCAACGTCCTGGTGAACCAACTCTAATTAAAGGTAGAGTTACTGGTTTAGAACCTGGTAAGCACGGATTTCATATACATGAATTTGGTGATTTGTCAAATGGTTGTGATTCTGCTGGCCCTCATTATGATCCCGATGGTGTAGACCACGGTGATGTTGATAAAGGGCATGTGGGAGATTTAGGAAATATCACAGCGAACCCGTCCGGCGTAGCCGATTTCACCATAGTTGCAAAAAGAGTAGATCTAAGTGGAGACCGTAGTATAGTTGGTCGAGCCATTGTTATCCATTCAGATGAAGATGATTTGGGTAAAGGTGGAGACGAAGAATCACTCAAAACCGGAAATGCAGGCGAAAGAGTTGCCTGCGGAGTAATTACACTTAAAGACAAATCAGGAGAATAATATGTTAAAGTGGCTTAAAACAGTTTTCATGCCAGCAGATTTAGAGAAAGAAGCACCATTGGTTCTTGATAAACCTGTTGTAATGAAAAAAGCAGAACTAACAAAAATGACAAAGAACGATCTAGAACAATTAGGCCGTGCTCATGGCATTGAGTTAGATAAAAGATTAACCAAAGCGAAATTGGTTGATCAATTATGGAAAGAAGTAAAACCTAAAAAATAAGGAGATTACTATGTTAGATAAATTTAAAGGTTGGGTAGCAAAACGTTTCACAGAAAGAACTTCTTGGGATGGTGCGGCACTTATTGCACTAGGCATTGTGGTGTTAATTGCTAAACCACTAGCAGGATTACTAGCCTATGCGGCAATCGCATACGGTGCTTGGACTATTTGGAAGTCTGAGTAATTACATTTTACCAATTGGTTTGTCTGTGCTTACAGACATATCCCAAACTAAACGCTTCTCAACACCACGCTTTTGAGCAAAGCGTTTAGGATCACATTTAGGGCAAACGTGGAAATAGTTGTTGCTTAAACGTCTAGGATCCACTTTGCCCTTTTCTCTTATAAATTCTTCTTCGCATTGATCGCACTTAAAAACTACTACTTGCGATTTACGTGTATAAGGATGGTATCTGCCTGCTTTAGACTTACGCATATAGGACTTGGTAATAATATCTGTTCTTATATACATGCTCGTATTTACACTTTACATTCGGATTATAGAATAATAACATAAATATTATCATGAGCATAGTAACTGTGACTGAATCAGCAAAAGAACACATGGAAGGCGTACTTGCTAAAGAAGGTAAAAAGTACGTTAGATTAAGTGTTAAAGGCGGTGGTTGTGCTGGTTTTACATATCAGTGGGACGCTGTAGATGCAGTTGCAGATGATGATGAGATTTTTGATTTAACCAATGGCAAGTTTGCTATTGATGGAGCAGGTTTATTGTATGTAGCGGGTACAACAATAGACTTTAAGAAAGAAGTTTTTGGTTCTTATATGAATATAAGCAACCCTAATGCAACTTCGTCATGCGGTTGCGGCGAAAGTTTTGGAGTATAACTAGATGGCACGTAAAGTAATTAATATTGGTACTACTGGTAATGATGCTACAGGCGATAGTATCAGGGAAGGTTTTAATAAAGTTAATCAAAACTTTACTGAAATCTATGCATCATTAGGACTAGGCGGTGGATTAACGTTTTCATCATTAGACGACACTCCATCTACACTAGCACCAAACAAAGTACTTGCTACAAATACAGCAGGCGATGCTGTTAATTTAAGAACTATCGAAGGTGAAGGTATTGCTATCGACTTCACTTCTGATCCTACTAAATTAACACTTAGAACAACTGGTACAGAAATTAGACTTGATACTACACCAGAACTAGGTGGTGACTTGAATGCACAAACATTCTTGATTGAAAACTTAGGTACTCCAGAAAAAGATCAAGATGCTGTTACTAAAAAATATGCAGATGACAAGTTCTTAGATGTTGCAGGTGATATAGCAACTGGTGTTATTAGATTACAAAATGCAGGACAACCAAGAGTACCGAACAGTCAAGACGAAGCAGTAAACAAAAAATATGCTGATACAAAAGTAAGACTTGCTGGTGACACAATGACAGGACCATTGGTTCTATCACAATCACCTACATTTACTTCAAGTAGTCTACAAGCGGCTACTAAAGAATATGTAGATAATAATAGTTTTACAAGTAAGAAAAATTTATTCGTAAGCACTACCGGTAGAACAGAACAGGAAATGATTTCTGATGGTGTTGACAGAACACAAATTGGTCGTTCTTTAGCATACGCATTTAACAATGTTAGAGAAGCGGCGTTCTATGCAGAAAGAATTATCAAAGGTGATATTACACTTAAGGATCAAGGTCTACTAACCGGTGATGTTATTTTCCCTGTGCCTGGTAGAAAGCCTGGACCGTATACAGTTAACATGGCGGCTGATGGTACGGAAGACACAACCTATGTATTAGCAAACAAATTGTTTGTTAACAACAGAGAATTCATTCAACGCGAAACACTTGCATATATTGAAGCAGAAATCAATGACGGTGATAATTCAGATGACTTTGCTTCTAACTTTACATTTAATAGAGAAAAATGTTTCCGTGATATTGGATTAATTATTGATGCTGTTAGTTTCGACTTAACTTATGTTGGTAACTCAAAAACAGTTGATGCGGCGGCTTCATATTGGGATGGTGCTACATCAAGAGTAGCAGGACAACAAACAGAAACCGTTGCGGCACTTGAATTTGCTAAGAATCTAATTCAAAACAATGTGTTAACAAATACGGCTTATGTTGCTCCAGCAAACACAGAAAATCCAAATGCTGTTGCACTTATTGATGCAAACAGAGAATACATTGCAGATGAAACTATTGCTTACATTGAAGCACAAATTGCGGCAGGTGCCGGTATATGGAATGGATTTACATACGATAAAACAAAATGTGAGCGTGATGTAAAAATTATTCTTGATGGTATTAGTTTTGATTTAAAATACGGTGGTAACAGTAAATCTAGAGAAAATGCTTCACGTTATTGGAATGGTGTTACAAGTTATGTTGCAGGTCAACAGCCACAGACAGTTGATGCATTAAACTTTACTAAAGACCTAGTAAGAAGTTATATTATTCTAAACACAGCATATACTTCAAGACAAAGTGTAACAGAACAGGTTATAAATTCAAACAACGGCGAATCAGCGGCAAGTACAAAAATTAATACACTAATGAATATGATTGCTGACGTTATTACTAACGGACTAGGCAACTTACCTGTACTAGAAGGTACTTACAGTAATCAAAGTGGTGCTAAACAATTTATTGATACAACTGTTATTGCAGAAACAGGAGCAAGTACTGAAATTGGTAACTTGATGGATATTGTTACCGATGTTATTACTAACGGACTAGGTGCATTACCTGCTAAGATTGGCGGTCAAGGTAGAGAACAAAATGTTCCATTACCTGAAGTAACTATTCATATTGAATCAGGTTTCTACGAAGAACTAACACCAATTGTTTTACCAGAGAACTGTTCGATCAAAGGTGACGAATTTAGACGTGTAATCATTCAATCTAAAGTAGGTGTTCGACCTCCACAACGTGCATTAGATTTAAAATTTGAACGTGGAGATCAAAAGCGGTTCGATGGTACTGGTACACCTAAAGCCGCAAGATTTAGAAATCACTATGACTCACAGTATTCAAGAGCCGACACTGGCGTAGGTGTTAACCAAACAGGTGCGGCGCAGATTAGATTAAAAGATCTAGTTTACTATCCACGTTGGGGACAATACTTTACATACAATGGTACAACGTACTACGTAAAAGAAATTAGTTTTGATCCTGATGGTGTAGAAGATTTTACAAGAGCAGATTTATCACTTTATAGCGATATCAACTTAACAACTACAACAACACTACAAGATGATATTCCTAACAATACTGTAATTGAATTAAAAATGCTTAACCAACACTGTGATGTGTTCTTGGTTAACAACGCAACAATTTTAAGAAACATTACAGTTAGAAGACACCAAGGTGCTATTATGGTGCTTGACCCTGAAGGTCAAATTTTAACCAAATCACCTTATGTACAAACTTGTTCTTCATTCTCATCACAGGGCGGTTCAGGACAATATGTTGATGGTAACGCCGGTGTTCAATATGGTACTGTTGTTGACAACCCTGCAAGTGGTTTTGAAATTACCCTAAAAGGGTTGACTAGAGGAATCCAGATTCCAACAACTTTCTTATATCAAGGCAGTGGTGGAGTAGAAAAGAAAACTTACAGAGTTATCGGTGTAACTGCACCTGTAGATGACGGCGACGGAAATACACCAACAACATTTAAACAAAAGTTAACACTCGCGGCTGATACAGAAATTGCTGTAGATTCTAAAACATTACCAGCAGGCACTATTCCACAAGGTGATGAAATTAGAGTTGAAACTGCTGGTAACAAGTCAATGACTTCAAATGACTATACCCAGGTTAACAACGATGGTTATGGTCTAGTTGCTACAAACAACGGATTAGTTGAAACAGTTTCTGTGTTTACATACTACTGTGATACGGCATACTGGGCAAGAAACGGTGGACAAATTAGATCACTTAACGGATCTAATGCGTATGGTAGACTTGCTCTTAAAGCAGAAGGTTCAGATCCAAACGAAAATATTCAGTCGGGTGCAATCTTCTTTAGAGAATTAAATGCAACAGTTGAAGCAGACTCAACAAGACAAGACTTTTCACAACCATTTAAGGTACACAACCCTGCAAACACAGCGGCTGGTACAGGTGATACTGATTTAGAAATTAGAGATTTCAACTATCGTCCAATGGAAGGTAGTAGATTTAGATTAACAGCATACAGTTCAAACAATGACGGAACTGATTACTCAGTTGATGAATTAGAAGATGTAACCATTAACGTTACAGGTATTACTATTGCTTCTGAAGCAGTGTTCACAACAAGTGTTAACCACTACTATAGAGAAGGTGCAATGGTATTTGTATCTGGTGCAAATGCAAACGGAATGAATGATGTTGACGGTGCTTACTATGTAAAAGTTGTTTCTTCAAACACATTTAAACTGTGTACTGACACCGCACTTACAACTTTCTTAGATACAACTACAAAAGGTAATCCAAGTTACGGTGGTACTGGCTGTACTGTAAAAGGCGGTGGTAGAGCAGTTCTTAAACTAGGACAAGCACTTGCGATTGGTACTGGTACAAGAGTACCTGATGGCAGTGAAGTTATTATTAAAATTGGTAAGAAAGTTACTGTAAGAAACTTAACAGATACTCCAAGAGTTTTACCTAGTTCTGCATTAACTTTTGCTACTGGCGACCAAACAGTATTTAGAATTTTAGGTGTTGAAAGACTTGTAACAAACGAAGTTAATGATCCTAATGTTGACTTCCAACTTATGAGTTTGGATTTACAATTCCCACAAGATAGATTTAATACTGATGTTGTTAAAGTTACAACTGCAATTAGTACACTAAGAGCAACCGGTCATGACTTCATGAACATTGGTTGGGGTAACTATGCAAACTCAAATTATCCAAACAACGTGTTTGGTGCACCAGCAGGACGTCCAGACTTTGCGGCAGACCAAGCAAGTGAAGCAGTTGAAGTGGGTGCAGGTAGAGTATTCTATGCAAGTACAGACCAAGATGGTAACTTTAGAGTTGGTAAGTTCTTCCGTGTTAACCAAGGTGACGGATCAGTTGAACTTAATGCAAACATTTCATTAACAAACGTTGATGGTTTAGGATTTACAAAAGGTACTGTTGTTGATGAATTTTCAACAGACGATAAACTATTAGGTAAGTCAGATGATGCTGTTCCAACAGAAGCAAGTATTGTTACGTATCTAAACTCAGCAATCATAGGACAACACGAAGATGGTACTAGTTTCCCTGAATGGACAACAACAGGTTCACAAGCAGGTGGAACATTTGGTGTTCTAAGTAGAGCAGGTTATAACGGAACTAATCTTTCATGGAATAGAATGTATGGTGAACTTAATATGGGCACCAACAAGATTACAAACATTTCAATGACAGGTGCTCAAGACGTTGACGGTGTTAACAAATTATATGCTGACAATGTATTCCGTGGAGCAACAACAGATTCTATTAGAACAGACGTAAAAGCATTTACAATGTTAAATGATAGTACACTTGATAGTGGTGCTATTGACATGAATGGTAACAGAATTAAATCAATGCGTGATCCAGAAGATGGAAGTGATGCTGTTACAAAACAATATGTTGACGAACAAAACAGAATTGGTGGTTTAGAAGGTGTTGCTATAACAGGTAATCCTAATAACACCGACCTGTTAATGTTTAGCGGATCTAATCATACAGACGGATTAGGCAATGCTATCCAAGGTGCAGTTAACGTATCACTAGATACAACAGTTGATAACACAGGCGGTAGCCCAACATTTGGTGAACCAACTGGAACAGGTTCTGATGTAAGAATTATTAGAACCAATAACGAAATTAATATTCAACTTGCAAACGGTGCAGTTAAAAATGCAGATGTAAGTGCCGCGGCGGCTATTGCACAAAGCAAACTAAACATGAATGCCGCAACTACTAGAGCAAATGCATCTGGTATTACACAGGCTGATCTAGGACTTGCAAGTTTTGATAATACAGAATTTTCAGCAACAAACGGATTTATTACTTTAAAAACTCCTACACTATCAAATCCAAATGACGGTGTAACACTTGACAAAATAGAATTTATTACTGGTACAAGTATTCTTGGTAACAGTCAAGTGAGTGAAAATGCTGTAGAAGCATTAACACCAAGTGAAGTAAGATCACTTATTGATTTTGATAACTCTGTTGAAGCATACATTGATGAGAACGTGCTAGATAACAACGGTGCTCTTGTTAAGACTGGTGGTACTATGACTGGTACACTACAAACTCTTAACGTAAGACCTGCTAGTAACGAAACAAGTGATCTAGGTTTAACAACAGCACGTTATAGAAACATTTACACAAAACAGGTTAACACAGACACTATTCAAGAAGCACGTGGTAATATTGTTAACATTACTGCTATTACAAAAACAGATCCTGCTGTAATTACAACAAGTGTTGCACACGGATTTAAGAACGGTGACAAGATCAAGTTCTTAAGCATCAGCGGGATGACTGAACTTAATGGTTTAGTAAAATATGTAGGTGGTGTAACAACGAACAGTTTTGAAATTTATGAAGACGCTGGTTTAACAAATGGAACTGATACTTCAGGATTTACTACATACACATCAGGTGGTACAGCGAGTACAATATTCGATCTTGTATTAGGTACAGATGGTACACAAATTCTAACACTCGACAAAGGTAACAACTATACTGATAGTAGATTTATTGGTAGTTCGGATACATTAACAACTGCAAGAACATTTACATTTACAGGTGCGGCAACTGGTACTGTTGATTTCGATGGTAGCCAAGACGTAACTGTAACACTTGCGGCGGCCGTTGCGGCAGGTTCACCATATGATGGAACTTATGTACGTAGAAACGGTTTAAGTGATGATAGTAATATGGTTGGAGTATTTGGTACTAAACAAATTGTACCAAGTGACGGCGTAAGCGGCGGAGTAAACACACTTGCAGATAATTCATACGATATTGGTGCTAGTAATAATAGATACGCAAATGTTTACGCAGTTAGATTTGAAGGTACTGCTTCTGAAGCAGAGTTTGCTGACTTAGCAGAGAAATACCTTGCAGACACAGATTATGAAGAAGGCACAGTATTAATGTTCGGTGGCGAACAAGAAGTTACTGCTTCTAACAAAGAGGGAACTACTAAAGTTGCTGGAGTAGTTTCAACAGCACCAGGTTATACAATGAACAACAAACTTGAAGGTGATCATGTTGCAATGTTAGCACTACAAGGAAGAGTACCTTGTAAGGTTGTTGGTAGAATTGAAAAAGGTGACATGATTGTTGCAAGTTCAATTGTAGGTGTTGGTACAGCAAGTGAAGATCCAAAACTAGGATCAGTTATAGGTAAAGCACTTGAAAACTATGATAGCGATGAAGTTGGTGTCATCGAAGTTGTAGTTGGAAGGCAGTAAATATAGTATAGGAAAAGATTATGGCAGACGTAGTTAAAATTGGTAATAACGTAAACGACGGAACAGGTGATGATCTAAGAACGGCCTTCCAAAAGGTTAACACTAAGTTTGCGGAACTTGATGCTAGAGGCGGTGAAAGTAATACAGGTGTAAACCTAGGTACTGAACAGGCCGATGGTCAAGCATTTTTTGCGGGCAAGTCAGGTTTTAATTTACAATTTAAAAGAATAAGAAGTGCTGATCCAGCAAGACTTACAATTACTAGTGACGGCGAAAGTATCATATTAGACAACAGTGCTGTTGCTACTCCAGCAGTAAGAACTATACAGTTTAGTAATGACGTAAACAATGTTAATAATTCTATTACAACTAGCACAGGAAACGAAAGTGTTGGATTTGTAGGTGGATCAAATATAACATTATCACAATCAGGTAGAAATTTAGTAATCACTGGTGCATTTACTGTTGATCAAGATCCTAGTCCAGAACTAGGTGGCAACCTTGCTATGCAGGGTAATAACATTATTGGCCCAGGTGAAATTACTTCTTTAACAAATATACAATCTGCTGATGCAACATTTACTGATGCAACTGTATCAAATCAATTTACTGTAAACGGGTTAACTACATTAACTGGTGTTGTAACCGCGGCAGGTGGTGTTACAGGTAACCTAACTGGTAATGTGACAGGTAATGTAACAGGTAATCTTATTGGCGGCCTAGGTGGCAATCTTGCAACAAACGGTTACACTATTGAAGGCGGACACAGATTTAAATTACGCAGAGGCGATCCTGCTAACAATGTACTAGCAGATGAAATTGCAGACGGTGACTTTTATGTACAATTAGATGAAACATCACCAACTGCGGCATTTAGACGTTTAGGTACTGAAAACGATCAAATTGAATCTTTCTTAACTGTAAGTAACCATACTACCCAAGCAAACGTCAACAATGGAATGGGCGTTGGTATTGATTATCTAATTGGTACATCAAGTGGTGTTGGAGAATCACTAGGACAATTAGGTGCTTATAGAAAATCAGGAAGTGTTAACGCATTTATTATTCAACCAATTGATCCATTAAACCCAATCGGTGAAACGTTTGCACCAGTAGCAGAATTCAAAAGTAACAACGAAATTATTTTAGGTGCCGGTGAAGGCCAGATCAAAATTAGTGCAGGTACTATTGAAACAGTTGGTACTTCAAACAACAATTTACAATTAAATGCAGATGGTGCTGGTTATGTAGACTTATACGGTGCGTATCAATTTCCAAGAAGCATTGGACAAGCAGGACAAGTATTAAAAGTTCCAACATCAGGTACAGTATTAGAATGGGGTATTGGTGGTGGAGGTGGAGGCGGTACGCCTAAGGCAATTACTGCTATTACACAAGCAAATCCTGGCGTTATTACAACTGCTGAAGCACACGGATTAAGTGATGGACAACCTGTAACAATTACAGATGTTGTTGGAATGACTGAACTTAATGGTAATGAATATTATGCGGATGTACTAAGTTCAACTACGTTTGCTCTTTATAGCGATGACACATTAAGCACAACAGTAGACACATCAGGATTTACTGCATACGCAAATGATGGCAGTGGGTTTGCAACAGGTGAAGCAAGTGGTAGTGGTTCAGTAGACTTTGTTGGGTTAACTGATACTCCTAGTTCGTATGCGGCCGCGGCAGGTGATGCTGATAAGATAGTACAGGTAAATGCAACAGGTGATGGAATTGAATTTACAAGTATAGATAATATTGTAAATGCAACCTACATTGAAGGCAAAGGCTTTATGCCTAAGTCAGGTGGAACATTTAGTGGTAATATCACAGTACAAGATATTATTGCAACTGCAAACACTGACATTGGTTCAAGTGGAACTCCAGCAAGAGACATTTATGCAAATAACTTTAGAGGACAACACGTTGGTGCTGTTGTAGGTAACGTTACAGGAAACTTAACAGGTAACGTAACTGGTGATGTAACTGGTAATGTAACAGGTAATGTTACTTCTACAGGTACAAGCACATTTAATAATATCACACTAACAGGTGCGTTATCAGTTAGCGGCGGTAGTATTACAGCAGATATTTCAGGTAACGTAACTGGTAATGTTACAGGTAACCTAACTGGTAATACAACAGGTATACACAACGGTAATGTAAATGCTACTAGCGGAACAAGTGTGTTTAATATCGTTAATATTGCAAGTGCAAGTGCAACAGGAAACATTACGGCAAATTCATTTACAGGTGACATTACAAGTCCAGGTAATAGTACATTTGACAGTTTAACAGTAAGCGGAACAATTTCAAACTCTTCCGGAGATATTGAATTAAATGATAACACAAACATTACTGGTACACTTACAGTAAGTGGTGTTACTACTATTAACAATAAACTAGATGTTAATGGACAAATTGATTTAGGTGACTTGCGTATTGACGCAAACAATATTGAAACACAAACATCAAACAGCAACTTAAGAATTGCCGCAAATGGTACTGGATTCTTAGAACTTGAAGGCGATGTAAGATTAAATGGTGTAGTAAGTTTAAGTGGTACAAATGAATTAATCATAGGTAGCACACAATCACCGTCTACAATTAATATGGCATCAACTGTAACATTTGTAACAGCAAATGATTGGACTAGTGCAAGTGCTGGATTAGCGTTTGCTACATTACCAGACGGTGGACAAGAAGGCCAAATGAAGATCCTTAAAATGAAAAATCGAGGACGTTATTCATTAGACGGTGTTTCATTCTTTGATAGATATGTTGAAGTTTCATTAAAAATTAACGGTGCCGCAAGTACAATAGATTTAAGTAATGGAACCAATAACGAGCATGGCGCCCTTACACTTATTTGGCACTCGGGAAGTTGGTGGCTAGTAAGTGAATACATTGAAACATAATATACAGCAAAATAAATACTTGCAAGGAGTGAATAATGTCTAAACCTACATGGATCACACAAGCAGGTAGCCTTGGTACTATTCAAGAAAAAGAAACACAAAATATTAGCCTTAGTACCTCAGGCGATAATGTAACACTGAAATTAATAAGTGGAACCCTACCGGCTGGTATGCGTTTACAAGGAACTAGTTTAGTTGGTACTCCTTTTGATGTTGCAAAATCAACAAGATATGAATTTGTAATTAGAGCAAGTAATAGCGAAGGGTCAATTGATAGAACATTTACATTAACAGTAGAAGGTGAAGATCCACCAATTTGGTTAACACCTCAAGGTACATTAGATATTGGTCCTAATGGCGAATATTTTATTATGAATAAGTCACCAATTGATTATCAATTAAGTGCAAGTGATTTAGATCTAAGTGCCGGTGATGAACTAGAATTTTATCTAGATGATTTAAGTGGTAGTCTACCGCCTGGTATTGTTTTAAGTAGAGACGGAAAACTTACAGGTATTATTAATGCTCCACTTACACTAGATTATAAAGCAACAAACGCAAATTACGATCAACAACAGTTTGATGCATTTCCTTATGACTACGGCGGCGGAACAGAAGAAGGTGATGCAGTACCAAAGTACCTTTCACGATTTTATGAATTTGAAGTTACCGTAAGTGATGGTATTACTAGGGAACGAAGAAAGTTTAGAATCTTTGTTATCAACGAACAACAGTTTAGAACAGATACTACACTTATTAGTATTGATAGTGAGACACTTTTATCAAGTGCAACATATCTAAGAGCACCTATTTGGTTAACAACAGGTAATCTTGGAATACGCAGATCAAACAATTACGTAACTATTCCATTAGAAGTTTATGATCCTAACCAATACAGTGGTGATGTAGTTTATGAAATTGTTCCTCTAGAAGATAGCACACCAAGTGCTTTACCAAAAGGATTAGATATTGATAGTACTAACGGAGTTCTTTTTGGTAAAGTGCCATATCAACCGGCGGTTACAGAAACATTTACTTTTAGAGTAAGAGCAACTAGAACTGACAGTGTAAATGGTGAACAGACTTTTAGCCAAAGAACATTTATTATCAAGATACAAGGTGAAGTTGATAGTACAATCAAATTTACAAGCAACGAACTTATTGGTACACTTGTTCCTAATCAATTTAGTACACTTCAAGTTGTTGCCGAAACAACACTACCAAATGCTGATGTAAGATATAGTCTTGTAAGTGGTAACTTGCCTCCGGGCATTAAACTTGCAGGCGACGGAACACTAATTGGTAAAGTACAACAGATACCAGATACAGGACAACAAAACGGTTTAACAACTATCGATCTAAATAGTTTCGGTCTTAATAGTTTCCTACTTGATGGCGGTTCTACATCAATTGACAAAGAATACAGATTTACTGTACAGGCTAAAGATTACTATCTTGCTAGTGCAGTTACAAAAGATTTTAAAGTAAGTATTAGTGCTGATAGTTTAACACAGTACAGTAATATCTTTTTAAGACCATTGCTATCAAAAGAAAGTAGACTGTACTACTACAACTTTATTACAGATGACAAAATATTTACTCTGAACAGTTTGTACAGACCTGCTGATGAACAGTTTGGCATTCAAAAGAATTTATCTATGCTGTTACAACATGGTATAGAAACGTTGGCTATTGAAAAATATGTGCCAACACTTGCTCGTAACTTTAGCAGAAAAAATTATCGCTTCGGTGCTATCAAAAGTGCTGTTGCAAAAAATAGTAATAACGAAGTAATATATGAGATCATCTATGTGGAAATGGTAGATGAACTTGAACGTGGAGACAAATCCGTTAGTAGCAGAGTATCAATAAGCGGCGATAGCAAAACAATTGATACCAGTCAGGATAAGTTTAAAGTATCAACTAACTTGATTACAGTAGATCAACTAGTTGAAAAGTTTGTTTATCCTAACAGCACAACTGCTATGAAGGAGCGTTTTGCCCAAATGTATCCTGAAAACGACAGTACATTGATTCAGATTAATGATAGATTCCTACCACTTTGGATGCGTAGTATTCAACCTGATTCGGGTACTAGTTTAGGATATGTTAAAGCAGTCCCGATTGCGTATGTTAAGCCTGGTACTAGCATAAGTATTATTAAGAATATTGAAGATAGTGAATTTGACTTCAAAAACATTAACTTTGATATAGATCGCTTAACCATAGATAGTGTTGAGGGACTGAAGGGTGATAAATACATTGCATTTCCAAAAAGGAAGGTAATTTAATATGGCAAGTAATATAGACACAAATAACATTGATGAAACGTATCCAGTCGCTGGACAGGATAATGATTCACAAGGATTCAGAGATAACTTTCAAAACATTAAAACTGCAATAGGTGTTGCAAAAAGTGAAATCACTGATTTACAAAACAATTCACCATCATTAACATCAGACAATGATTTTAATGGAGGAGTAATTAGTAATGCAGTTACTAAAGATATAACACAAAAAACAAATCAAAATATTATTAATGGTACTGATGATGTGATTGATTTTAGTGCAGGTTCGTATCAAAGACTTACACTACAAATTGAAAAAGATGATGTTAATAGTATTAACTTTAGAAACTTCGGACCAAACGATACACTTACACATGTTAGATTAGAAATTACAAGTCAAGAAGGTGGCGATGCTGGAAAAACTGCAAGAGCATTTGAAATCAACATCGGCGGTTCACCTATATACTTTAAACAAACACTACCGAATGATGAGAGTTCTGCATTAAGTTTTCCAATGGATCTAACTAAAGATGATAACTCTAGATATGTGTTTGACGTATGGACTTGGTCAACTTCAGGAGGTGTACCTGCAAACCTTTTTGTTGATTACGTAGGCAAGTACACTTATACACCATAATGCTACATCCACTACAAGAAGACGTAACACTTCTTAAAGACGATGAATTGGAAGAAAAAATTAGAAACCTCTCTAAAAAATATCTTCTAGCGAGTCGATATAGCAACCAGTCTGTGCTAGGACAAATGCAAATGCTACTAACTACTTACAAGGAAGAACAAACTAGGCGTTTGAGAAAACAGTATCAAGAAACTATTTCTCAAGCAAAAGACGAAGTTGAAACCGATTTAAACGAGTTAGTAAATGTTGACAAACAATAGCGATAAAGATTTAGTAGCAAACTTTTTTTCATGGGAAACACAATTTGATTCAATCGTTGCAATAGACGACATTGTGTATCCTAATACTTATAATGTAAAAATAAGTTTTCTACCAAAAATAACAGATATTAAATTACAAAACAATAGTTTCGAAAGAATAAAATATTTGTTTCACAAACTGTGCGAAAACAGTGTAATTTTACAACCAAAAAGTTCTTTAGAAAATGTCTTTTTCAAAATGCCTGTAAACAAAATTTTGTTACCAGGCAATCCATATGATCAATTATTGGCGATTACATTATTTCATAAATGCAAAGCAATATCAGGAAAATATATCCATTTTGGACAAATAACTCTTGACAGCAAGTTAGGAGATAATGTACAATATACAGTAGATACTGATAGTTATGAAAACAGTAGTTTGAATACAGATGAATGGAATAAAAAAATTATTGAAAAGCCTTGGTGGGAAAGAAATGACACTGCAACTTTTGATCAAGTTATTGGTGAAGACAAATACTGGCAAGGTGCTAAGAGTTGGAGAGATTTAGGATATGGATCAAATGCACCTAAAAAAGAATTCAAACCAACCATCCTGGACGGCGGTAGAAGTTAATTCTAACGGCAAGACAGTCTTAGACGAAACTAATATACTTGAACTGTTATATCAAGACAAACAAGAAAATGTTCAGTCTTGTATTGTAAAAAATACAGATGATATAAAGAAGTATAAACAATTTGTTAATTTAAATAAAGACAATTTTCAAAAGTTTAATACACAAGAAGATGACGTAGATCGTGATGGGTTTGATCAACGTAATAGAGAAAATTGGTTTATTCCACAAGAATATAAAGATATTGATATTGAACAGTATGTGTTAGACTTATGTAAAACGCCTGCAGAAACTGAACGTGTGCAAAAAGAATTAGAATTGTACAGATCACATGCTATGATAGATGTTTTAAAATGTTTAAAATACATTATTGATACACTTCGAAACAATAACTTAATTTGGGGTGTAGGTAGAGGAAGTTCAGTGGCAAGTTATGTATTGTATTTGATGGGTGTACATAAGGTAGATAGTATCAAATATGATCTAAATCCAGAAGAATTTTTAAGGTGATTTCTTCTACATAAGTAGTATTACAAAGGAGGCAATATGGGAAAAACATATAGATCAATGCAGGGCAGACAAATTGACATGGAAAAACTCCGTGCCCAAAATGAACTCATGCCTGCTGTAGGAAACATGAAAGTAAATGCACGTGGTGATGAACTTGGCTCAGGTGGAAAAGTTGTACGTACTAGAGAGCAAATTATGGCTGAATATTACGAAGCAAATCCAAATGCGGCTCCAGATCCTAAAGCAAAAGTAAAAACAGAAACAACACAAGGTAATGCTGTGCCGCCACCGAAAAATTTGAAAATTGAAGATACACTAGTATCAACAGTTGTAGAAGAAACTGTGGAAGAGCCTAAAACACCTGAAATGGAAAACGAAACACTTGCTAAAGTTGAAGAAAAAGTTGCTGAAAAAACAATTGAAGCAGTACAAAGAGCAAGACGTAGACGTAGTGGTATTGAAGAAGCAACAGGAGAAGAATAGATGCCAGCATCAATGACAATACATAAAGGTAATGTTAAAGCCAAAGGTGAAGATGTTCTATTAACTAACATGTACTTTGGCGAAGAAAAAACTAAAGGCGGTTTAATTATTAGTTCAGACGACGGCAAGGAACGTGGCATTAAACCTCGTTGGGGACAAGTATTTTCAATTGGTCCCGGTTACAAACATCAAGACGAAATTAAGATCGGCGACTGGGTATTATTAGAGCACGGTCGTTGGTCAAGAGGTATTCATATCGAAGACACTGATGGAGTTGAATGGATTATTAGAAAAGCAGATACAGACGCTATTTTAATGGTTACTGAAGACGAACCAGCAGAAGTTACAGAATGGATTACATTGCATAGAGAATCAACACAGTATCTCAAAGAGAAACGTGAAGCAATGGATAATGCTTCAGACGGTCCTGCAATTACAATTAGAAAAGCACCTAAACAAGTAACAGAGGAGTAAAAATGTTCACAGCAGTATTAGTGACCATAACTGGTTTGTTTATGTATGACAACTCAGCCTTTTTCGCAGAAGTTAAAAAAGAACGTGAACAAGGTTATAAGTTTGAATATGTAGGAAAACAGAAAGCCGATGAATACAAATATTCACTACCTGTAGTAAATCAGGAAACAGGTGAAAAGTTCATCTATTGGGAACATCAAAAGCCAGAGGAGAAGTAATTGGCAAACGTCGACCTAAACAAATACAAAGAATTTGTAGAACAAGTAACAAGTGAAGAAAGTAACAATGTTGCACACATGCATCATAGAATGGTTGAGATTAGCGAAAAGGTTAATCCTGCATTGCTACTAACAGGTGCAATTGGTATTGCATCAGAAGGAGGAGAGTTTAGTGAAATTGTTAAAAAATGTATCTTCCAAGGTAAACCAATGGATGATGAAACTGTCTTTCAT